CTTTGATTGCCCATCTGACATGTCTACGTTCATGTGCATCTGTTTCAATGTATTCTAGACACATTTGCAATGCTTCATCTTTTGTCATACAGGTGCATCCTCAAAGTTATCAGGATTAAACTTAGGTGGCTTGTCATTCTTAGGTGGTTGCAATGGTTGTGTTGGGAAAGGCCAAGTCATATTATTCCTTAAACGTGGATGGAAAATGTGTTACTAATAACGCTTTGCATTGTTCTGCTATCTCTCTGTGTTCTTTCTGTGTAGCCTTGTCACATCGTATGTCTACATAGTGTATCCAGCTACGCAAATTACCATTCATGTACATGCGAGTAGGAGTTAAACCTTCAGGCAACACTTTACGTGCAACCTCTTTGGCTATACCCTTACTCAACGCTGTATGATAGACATACTCTGCATCATCAGCAACACGTTGTTGCATTGCTTGCCACCAAGACTTAAGCTGTATATCTGTAGTTTCAAGACTATTCTGTCTGTTAGTTACATCTTGCATACGTGCTTCACTTGTTTCCATAGATACAGCTACTTCTGCATAACGTTGACTAAACTCTTGAAAACTAAAACTACGATGACGCAATATCTGCCTAGCTATGTCTCGTGTAGTGTTGATCTCTACACACATATTAACCATCTCAAACGGACTCCAATGATTGTTATCTTTGAGATATTTAATTAGCTTAGGTGCTGTCTCAGTGTTGTCCTGATTGTCAGGATTGCTAACCCTAGCCATGTAAGCGATAAGCTCATCACCGCTAGGGGTAGCCCATACAAGGCTTACTCGCATTTAGCTTTGCATTTCTTTTTCTTAACAGGCTGTTCTTCTTCTTCAGAAAACTTTTCCCACAACTCATCTTCTGTAAGTGGCTTACCGCTATCTGTGTGTGGGTCAAGATAGATTGTATAGCCAAATGCACCACTGAGTAGGTTAGCAAATTGCTGTGCTACATCAGTGTATTGAACCCAATCACCTAAGTCACCTTGCACTGTGTGTGTAACACCATATTCTTCAAGTTCAAATTTAAATTTCATTTTGTTCCCTTTGTTTAAAATCTTGCAACTGCTTGTTCCACTCTTTAGTCTGTGCGTTATTAATAACGACTCGCTTCCTAGTCTTCCCAATCTTCTCCAGTTCCAAGGTCTGCTTCGTCTTCTTCAATTGTGTCTTCTTCTGTGTAGTCATGTGTCGGATAAAAGTTAGTGTAGTTTGCAACAAGTACATCAGGTAATAGTTTGATTATGTCTTCAACTGATACACCTAACGCAATTATCAATTCAACAGGGTCGTCAAAATTATCCTCCACAAATCTAGTCACTGCAAGAAGTTTATCCGAGTAGTTCATATTTTCTCCCAAGATATTCAATGCTCAAGAACATCTCATCGAAATGACCATCCTCAACCTCATTCAACACAACCAAACCTCGCCAGTGCCTATTGCTTAGCTTATCCATATAACTTTCATCATGTAGATAATAGCTACCCGCAATTATAGCACATACTGGTTTACCATCTGCTCGTTTACTGTAGGCAACTTGCTTACCTTGTTGATGACCAGCAACACAAGACATATGTAGCTTATTAATAATAGTAGCCGCACTACTCGCAGGTCGTCCCATCGCCCCAACTGGCCAATAATGATTAAAGCCAACACCATTAATAAACACAGGATGTAGAAATTCATGCACTTCCCAATCGTCTTCGTAACACAAATCTTTAGTTGATATAAGCCCCTCTAGTGTAGGATTGTTGTTCACAGCACGATCAATGCGGTTCTCATGGTTGCCCATAAGCATCACCATACGTGGTTTATAAACCTTCTCCTTGTTCTTCTTCTGCTTATTCTGCATCTCTTTGATTGGTGCAAGAAGCTTAGCCATAGCTTCTTTAGCTACGTCTACATCTTTTTTATATCGCAATCCCTCAAAGTATTTGCTACCAACTTTATCATGTGTAGATAGGCTAGGCATATCTGCAAAGTCACCTAAGTTAATCACAACATCAGGTTTATACTCACAGATAGCCTTACCTGCCCATACCAGATGGTCAGTAGGAACACCTTCCTTAATTTGACAATCAGGTATTACTAGTATTCTCATTTCTTTTTACTTTTAACTGCTTTACGCATTGCATTAATCTCGTCAACCAGTACACCCATACGCTTATCAAAAGCAAGTGCATCTTTGTCATCTGCACCTGAAATCCACTCACCAATGTGAATAGTGTGTCGCCCATCATGGATAACAAGACGTGCATCACCATCGTGGTCTACTTGCCATTGAATGTACGAGTTAGTGTCTGTACCTAAAAACTTACGTGCAGACACTTGTTTAGGTTTTTTAAAAAGCTTATTAAACATTATACTACCTCCATTACACGTGGAACATCCACAACTTCTACCAAAAACTCTGGCCCATGACTGTACAAGAATGTACGCATCTCAGGCCAGCACTCACCTTTAAAAGAACAATAGCTACATGCTGTACATAGTTTTTTGTTCTTACTGGTCTTACTTTGTGCCACTGGTGGGAGTCTAGGAATCTCACCAATGTTACTAGTAACTGTATCAACTGCAAAGTCTGCTTGTTGTGCAAACAAACCTTTATCTACCTGAATAGGGTAGTAGTTAACATGCCCTAACTCTTTTTGTATAGTAAGAAAACCAGCAGTGTTAATATTAGTAGCAGCAGCATATCCGTTTAATTGTTGGTAATAGCCAAATGGGTCATCTACTAAACCACCCTTGAATTTTTCTTCTGAGTATTTAGTGACACTCTTAACGTCTACCATAACACCATCAATGATCGCATCAATGCGTCCTCTTACATACCAACCATTGCCAATGTCATATATAACACGTTCCTGTTTCTTCTCTACAATGTGACCAGCGTTTTCTGCTACATTGAGTACCAGTTCCTCCAGTATATCACCATAAAAGAATTTTAGCAACAAATTACCGTCAGGTTTAGTTGCTATCTCAGGTGCATTATACTTATACCACAGTTGACGTGGGCATGGTGTGCCTACCTCACTGAAATATAACACACCTTCCTCACGCTTACTATCCCGTGGTGTAAATCACTTGTCGTAACTAACTTTTACTTCTGTGTTACTAATAGCATTTGGTGTGCTACCACTAATCACAGAGTAAATGTCAGGCACTAGCGTGTCAATTGTTTTCATTCATCAGCCTTGTCTTCAGACATAGCGATAGCTTGTGCCATGTCTAAATCACCGCATGAGTAGGCTTCAAACATACGTGCTACCTGAATCACCTCAATTGCTAATGATTCCCAGTTAGCTTTATCAGTGGGCTTAACGCTATCTACAATGAGTTTAGTTGCATTGCTAATAGAGTTTTGTCGAACAATGGCACGATCACCATGCAGGGCAGGGATAGGAAACACCTTTGGAGAGCCATAGGAGGGCTTAGAAGGGGCTGTAGAAGCTGTGCTAGGGGGAGGAGTACCACTACCCTTAACCAAGAGCCGTACAGAGGCTAAATCCACGTTCTTACCATAGGTGTTTTCGGTATATTGAAAGTCTACCTCATCCCCAATGGAGAATGTAGGCTTCTTGAACCCATAACTAAAGCGTTCACCATTAGCTGTAACATTAAATGCTTTCTTAGGGCCAAACTTTGTATTAACTTCTTTCTCAGTGATGTTCTCAATAACGTAACTCATTTGATCTCCAATGCTGTTTTATCTTGCCAAGTTGTACCAACGTCTACGCCAACCTTTAGTTGACATGGAAAGTCGATGTTAAAGTATTGTTTAAGATACAATGGTGCTTTCTCCAAGGTATCTTTAGCTATACAAGCTGCATCGTAACACACATCTTCTTCTGTGTCAAGTAGTACGCTGTCATGCACAGTCATTACTAATAATGCTTTGCGTGATAGGCCAGCTTCTTCTAGCTTACGTAACAAGATACCTACCATCATAGGCACTACGTCACCTGTTGCAAAGCCCTGAATAGGCCAGTTCTTAAGTTCTGTAGGACTGAATGTTAGTTCTCCTGCTTTGTAGTCACTAGCGTATTTCTTGAATACGTAATGTCTACCTGTTGGACTAGGGTGATAGTAGGTATATTGCGGCCCACTAACACCTTCTTCATAACTGATTACTGCTTTGTCATTTGCTTCCTTTACAATTGATTCATGGTATTGCTTCACTCCTTTGTACCTAGTGTAGAACGTACTAATAAACTTCTTAGCTGTTGCTCTATCACAGCCACTCTGCGCCATAAGAGTTGTAACTCCACCTCCGTAAACGAGCAAGAAGCTAAATCGTTTAAAGGGCTTTCGTTCAGCATCCGTAGGATAGCGTCCGTACATCCCGTTGTACAGTTCTCTGTGCATATCTCTGCCATTGTTAATATCCTCAATGAGTTGTTTATCGTCAGCTAGATATGCCAGAGCCACCATCTCTAGTTGTGAATAGTCAAGCTCTAATATCTTACCATTAGGAAACCTACTGATGTATGCACGTTTAACGTCACCTGCATCAGTTTGATTCTGTAGGTTAGGATTAGTAGCAGACAATCGACCTGTCTTTGTAGAGCAATGATTAAGATTAGGATAGATATTATTATCAGGGAATCTTAAGTCATTAAGACCCTCATAATAGGTTTCTTTAATCTTCTTTGCATCACGCATTACTAATAACTGAGCAGCAAACAAATCACCTGATGATGACAGACCTTTAAGCACCGCATCATCAACGCTGTAATAGCCACTCTTACCTACCTCAATGCTAGGTATGTACT